TGGACACTACAAAGTTTACCTATACATATTAAACGAACTACGGAAGAGAAAATATCTATGAGCGATGTGAAAGAATACACAGAAGAAGTGCAAGAGCTGTTCTTGCGATTTTTAGTCAGCGATCCGGACCTTTTTGCTCGCTGTCAAAATATTGTTAAGAGTGAATTCTTTAATCGGAAGTTTAAGAGCACAGTAGACCTTCTTGTAAGCCACAGCACAAACTATAACAGTATTCCTACCATTGATCAAATTAATGCAGTAGGCGGTATTGAACTAACGCCAATTGATAATGTAACGCCAGATCATCAAAACTGGTTCATGGATGAGTTTGAAACTTTCTGCAGACATAAGGCGTTAGAAAAAGCAATTATTGAAAGCACTGACTTACTAGAAAAGAAGAACTACGGAGAAGTTGAGAACAAGATCAAAGCCGCTGTACAAACTGGACTAGTTAAGGACTTGGGGTTAGATTATTTTGCTAATCCAAAAGAACGACTAGAATGGATCAAGAAGCAAGCGGGTGCATTAAGCACAGGCTGGAAAGCCATCGATCAAAAGCTATATGGCGGACTTAACCGCGGTGAGATTACAGTATTTGCTGGCGGATCGGGTGCAGGTAAAAGTTTGTTCTTACAAAACTTTGGTGTTAACTGGAGTCTAGCAGGACTTAATGTTGTTTACATTAGTCTAGAACTTAGTGAACAGCTTATCAGTATGCGATTAGACAGTATGGTAAGTGGCTATGCTGCTCGCGAAATTATGCGAAACGTTGATGATGTTGACCTTAAGGTTCGTATGAAGGGCAAAGGCGCAGGTAAGTTCCGTGTTAAGCAAATGCCCAGCGGCGTTAATGCCAACGACATTCGTGCATTCTTGCGTGAGTATGAAATCCAAAGTGGTGTTAAGGTAGATGCACTACTGGTAGACTACTTGGATCTCATGATGCCAATTGCGGCAAAGATCAGTGCAGAGAACTTGTTCGTTAAGGACAAGTATGTGTCAGAAGAGTTGCGTAACTTGGCAGTAGAGCGTAATATGTTATTGGTGACAGCATCGCAGTTAAACCGTGCGGCTGTAGAAGAGATTGAGTTTGACCACAGCCACATCGCAGGTGGTATTAGTAAGATTAATACAGCAGATAACGTAGTGGGTATCTTCACTAGTAACGCTATGCGTGAGCGCGGACGTTATCAAATTCAGTTTATGAAAACACGTAGTAGTAGTGGTGTAGGCAGTAAAGTAGACCTTAAATTTAATCCCGACACACTGAGAATTGAGGACTTAGAAGAAGGCGAAGAGGACGCACAAACTGTTACCAGCGCAGGCTTGCTGGACCAGCTGAAGCGTAGTGGTAGTATCAAGGCAGAGGAACCGGCTGCTCAAAACACCATTAACGAAAGCCTACAATTGATGAGCTTCTTAAAACAGAAGAAGTGATAAATACTACTAACAATGCCTAATGGGAGACTTTAGTGCGTAAAAGTCGCAGTATTCTAGAAGAGCTTAACCAAATCTCTATAGACCGTGATCGTAATCACGTAGTTGAAAATCGTGCTGAGCATGTAATCAACAGTGCTATCAATTTGCTTGAGCAAATGGAAAAATATTACGATGACGATACAGCTAAAGATCTGTCTAACCGTCTAATTAATAGCATTCGTAGTAGAGATGCATCAAAGTTTTCTCGCGGCATTAAAAAACTCATCAAAGAGAGCCAGCGAGAAGACAATGAGACTTGACGAACTAGCCCCACCAAAAGAACTAAAGCCTGGTGCAACAGGCAAAGTAGGTAACATAACCTATAAGTATGATGCTAACAAAGGCTGGGTTATGCCTAGTGGTGTACCAGCAGCGGGCATGGCAAAAAATCAGCTGATGCTACAATATGGCCGCGATCCCAGCGGCGATCCAATACAGCCAGGCATGCTACAGAAGCTAAGTCAAAAACTTGGACTTGATAAAATGGCGCCATTTGGCCAAGGCATTGATCCAAAAGCTGGTATGCTGGCCAAAGGCATGGGTACACTAGGTAGTATGTTAGGCCGCGCCGCTAGTAAAATTATTGCACCAAAAGGTCAACCTGCACAAGATGCTGACGGCGGTGGACAGCCTGATGCTCCCACACCGGCACAGCAAGCGGCACCTGCACCTAAACAAGCAGGAAACCCAGCAGTACAAAGCCTTAACAATTACGTAAAAGGCGTTGCCGCAGAATTAAATAAACCAGGTGCAAACAAAGTTGCACTTACAAAAGAGCTAGTTAACTTCATGGCTGACAGAAAAGGCACACCAGAATGGGACAATGCTAGTGATAGCATGAAAGTTATTTTAAAGCGTGCCGGGTTAGATCCAAAGTTTGCAAATGTAGCATTGCAAAGACTACAAGCAGGACAAACAATGGAATCTATACAAATGCTATTCATTAATGCACTACTAGAAGAATTAAATCTATCTTTTGGTGATTTAGATTTAGTTGAATCGGTGATCGATGTCGAAGGCGTTAAACATTATGTTGTTGAGGACACTTCATTAATTCAATTAAGAAAACTAGCAGGTATCTAAAATGAAATTTGTAGAAATCTCCAAACCACTCGTTACACAAATTATTAGCGAGAGCCTGCTAGTAGAAGCTGAAGGCAAGAACACTCACCTTGAGCATCTTGAAGATAACATCTTCAACAAAGGCTTTGCCGGTGCTAAAGAAGCAATTAACTATCTATATAGCTTACACGAAATGCTAGAAGGCCACAGCAAAGGTGCAGTAAGCATGACCACTAAGTGGGACGGTGCTCCTGCTATCGTTGCTGGTCGTGACCCACAAAGCGGTAAGTTCTTTGTCGGCACTAAGGGCGTATTTGCACAGAATCCAAAACTAAACTTTACTGTAGCAGACATTAAAAGGAATCACCCGGCAGAAGGCTTACAGGATAAACTAATTGTTGCACTTAAGAATCTCAGCAAGCTAAAATGGAATACAGTAGTACAAGGCGACATGCTGTATACACGTGACGATCTTAAAACCGCTACAATCGATGGCGAAGAATACGTAGTATTCACACCTAACACAATTACGTATGCTGTACCTACAAGCAGTAATTTAGCCAAACAAATTCTCTCATCACAGATGGGTATTGTATGGCACACAGAATATCCAGGTGGTCCTACACTAGCAGATACTAAAGCTACATTTGGTTTTGATAGCAGTCAGCTAGGCGCTAATCCAGCAGTATGGCATCGCGATGCACGTATTCAAGACCTAAGTGGTACAGTTACGCTAACTGCTGAAGAAAGTAACGACATTATGGGTGCTATCAGCGAAGCAGATCATTACATGAATAGTATTGATCAGCAAACATTTAGTTGGCTAGAACGTGGCACAGATGTTATTGGCAGCGACTTTGTACAACAACTTAAAGCACACGTTAACAATGCAGTTCGTGCCGGTGCTTGGGATAATCCAACAAAGTTTGCACAAGGCTTTGTACAGAAGTACATTGACTACATGACTAAGACTATTGAGAAATACAAGACAGCAGCCAAGCAAGAAGAAGCAAAAGCTAAATTGGTTACTGGCGTTAAGTTTATCAAAGAACATGTAAAAGAGATTGTTGCTGTATACGACTTATATCTTAAGATCATTGAAGCAAAGGTCAAGCTAATCCGTAAGCTAGAACAGATTCGTCAAATCCCAACTTTCAAACAAGAAGGCGATGCGTTTGTTGCTACTAACGAAGAAGGCTTTGTTGCTGTTGACCGTATGGGCAATGCACTCAAACTAGTTGACCGTTTAGAATTCAGTAGACTAAACTTTGGTAGTGGTAAGCCCGGAGCCAAGTAATGGAACTTGAGCTAGTCAACAAAGAGTTGTCTGAAGCTAGGCTGTATCGTTACAGCCATGGTTTTAACAAAATGGATGCTAGGCAAATTGCTAATTTGCTGTATCTATATACACTTGCTGTATACATGCTGAGCCGCGACGAAGACTACGGTCAAGTGGGCATTGACTATGCAAAGCTAACATCGCAATATGGTCCGTATGCATTGTTTAGAACACACGCTACCGATTTGTACATGCTAGCATATCAAGTTGCACATCCAGATAATCGTCACACTGACATCAGTGGTAAAGAATTATTCGGTAAGCTAATGTTTAACAATAGACTACACTGGAAGTTTATTGCAGACATCGCTAATGGTACATTAACTGAACCGGGTTTATATTTTTATAGACTTGAAACACAGTTAAAGATTAACGATAGCAGATATAAAGAATGGCGCAGATTACTCAGCGACTGGGGTAATCTAAAGTATTCGCAACGTCAGTTGGTAGTTGCTAAAGTATTGCAAGAACTAAGACGCAATGGCCGCGGTAGCGAGCTAATGGTTCCACTAACTAATCTTGTACGAGACAGAGATTTAAAAACAGCCGCAGTAAGCTATCCAGATTCTAGAGCATATACTCCACCAGAAGAAAA